TTAACGCGTATTTTTCAGCGACTCCTGTGCAAAATACGCTGTTGCTTTTTTTAATATATCTCGCTCAAGGCGAGCTTCATTTAACGCCTTACGCAGTTGCAGAATTTCAGATTCCAGTTCAGCCACCGTGCGGGAACCAGGAGTACCGAGCCCTTTTCTGGCGGCGGTAACCCATTGTCCTAAAGTGCCTTCAGGAAGGGATAATCGGGAAGCGCCTTCACTGATCGAAAGTTGATTTTCAAGAACCGTTCTGACAGCTTCGGCTTTGAACTCTTTAGAGTAACGTTGGTTTTTTCTGCTCATTATTAGCTCCTTCTGATGCCATTCTATTTCAGGAAGGAGTGTCCGTTAAACTCAGGCTACCTCACACATGACCACTATTACCAAAGAACGTATTGAATTGTTCATTAAAAACCCGCTTGAAAACGGGCTTACCCGTGGTGAACAAATGGAACTGGCACGGATTGCGCTGGCATCGCTGGAAGCAGAGCCGGTTGTGTTCTGGTTTGAAAAATATCAAGAAGGGGCTACGGCATGACGACTTTTACCAGAGAGCAGTTAATAGCTCACGCAGAGGAGACTATTGAAGCACAGAGACTGTGCATACCGGGCACAATCGACCATGACATCATCCGCACATATAAGATTAGACTGGCCCCCTGAATCTCCAGACAACCAGTATCACTTAAATAAGTGATAGTCTTAATACTAGTTTTTAGACTAGTCATTGGAGTACAGATGATTGATGTCTTAGGGCCGGAGAAACGCAGACGGCGTACCACACAGGAAAAGATCGCAATTGTTCAGCAGAGCTTTGAACCGGGGATGACGGTCTCCCTCGTTGCCCGGCAACATGGTGTAGCAGCCAGCCAGTTATTTCTCTGGCGTAAGCAATACCAGGAAGGAAGTCTTACTGCTGTGGCCGCCGGAGAACAGGTTGTTCCTGCCTCTGAACTTGCTGCCGCCATGAAGCAGATTAAAGAACTCCAGCGCCTGCTCGGCAAGAAAACGATGGAAAATGAACTCCTCAAAGAAGCCGTTGAATATGGACGGGCAAAAAAGTGGATAGCGCACGCGCCCTTATTGCCCGGGGATGGGGAGTAAGCTTAGTCAGCCGTTGTCTCCGGGTGTCGCGTGCGCAGTTGCACGTCATTCTCAGACGAACCGATGACTGGATGGATGGCCGCCGCAGTCGTCACACTGATGATACGGATGTGCTTCTCCGTATACACCATGTTATCGGAGAGCTGCCCACGTATGGTTATCGTCGGGTATGGGCGCTGCTTCGCAGACAGGCAGAACTTGATGGTATGCCTGCGATCAATGCCAAACGTGTTTACCGGATCATGCGCCAGAATGCGCTGTTGCTTGAGCGAAAGCCTGCTGTACCGCCATCGAAACGGGCACATACAGGCAGAGTGGCCGTGAAAGAAAGCAATCAGCGATGGTGCTCTGACGGGTTCGAGTTCTGCTGTGATAACGGAGAGAGACTGCGTGTCACGTTCGCGCTGGACTGCTGTGATCGTGAGGCACTGCACTGGGCGGTGACTACCGGCGGCTTCAACAGTGAAACAGTACAGGACGTCATGCTGGGAGCGGTGGAACGCCGCTTCGGCAACGATCTTCCGTCGTCTCCAGTGGAGTGGCTGACGGATAATGGTTCATGCTACCGGGCTAATGAAACACGCCAGTTCGCCCGGATGTTGGGACTTGAACCGAAGAACACGGCGGTGCGGAGTCCGGAGAGTAACGGAATAGCAGAGAGCTTCGTGAAAACGATAAAGCGTGACTACATCAGTATCATGCCCAAACCAGACGGGTTAACGGCAGCAAAGAACCTTGCAGAGGCGTTCGAGCATTATAACGAATGGCATCCGCATAGTGCGCTGGGTTATCGCTCGCCACGGGAATATCTGCGGCAGCGGGCTTGTAATGGGTTAAGTGATAACAGATGTCTGGAAATATAGGGGCAAATCCAAAGATGGATATTGCTGTTCTGGAAATCGCACTGGTATCGCTGGCAGCAGAGCCAGCCGGTAAATTGCATGAATACAAACCAGTGGGATATCAGCGTCTGGTCGATGAGTTAACCATGCTGGTAAAGCAGTTAACCTGGCAACTGAGGAAAGCGAAGCCAGACTGCAAATTACCGGATAAGGCGATGAGTTATCTGGAGCGGAACGGACTGATAAGCGTGGAGGATATTTTACGATGACCTGGCCTGAAGCATTAACAACGGTAGGAATTGCGATGGCGGTGGCGCTGGTGGTGTATTCGATTTGCCGCTGGGGATAAAAACGGTTTGCGGGAAAAGGAGAGTTAAGTAGAATTGCAGCGGGTGCTTGAGGCTATCTGTCTCAGGCATGAACACCAAAAGGCAGATAGAGAAAAGCCCCAGTTAACATTACGCGTCCGGCAAGACGCTTAACATTAATCTGAGGCCATATCTATGCTCTACACACGTAGGTTAGCCTCTTACGTGCCGAAAGGCAAGGAGAAGCAGGCTATGAAGCAGCAAAAGGCGATGCTAATCGCCCTGATCGTCATCTGTTTAACCGTCATTGTGACGGCACTGGTAACGAGGAAAGACCTCTGCGAGGTACGAATCCGAACCGGCCAGACGGAGGTCGCTGTCTTCACAGCTTACGAACCTGAGGAGTAAGAGACCCGGCGAGGGAGAAATCCCTCGCCACCTCTGATGTGGCAGGCATTCTCAACGCACCCGCACTTAACCCGCTTCGGCGGGTTTTTGTTTTTATTTTCAACGCATTTGAAGTTCTGGACGGTGCCGGAATAGAATCAAAAATACTTAAGTAGCGCGCAGGGATAAGAGGGATGGTCCCTTAAAGGGGAGAGCTAATTATCCGGAAGGATTCTGATGATGAACATCGAAGAACTGCGTAAAATTTTTTGTGAAGATGGCCTCTATGCTGTGTGCGTTGAAAATGGAAATATTGTTAGTCATTACCGCATTGTGTGTTTGCAAAAAAATGGGGCTGCGTTAATTAATTTTGTGGATGCCCGAGTGACGGACGGATTTATCTTGCGCGACGGTGAGTTTGTCACTTCATTACAGGTATTGAAAGAGATCGGAATAAAAGCTGGCTTTTCTGCTTTTTCAGAAGAATAAACTCATCTACAATCTTGCGCGGGGCTGAACTCCCGCTGAGTAACACCGTGCCACCGGAGAAAACCGATGGCACGCAACGCAAAATATTACAAACATGATAATTCGACCGTTCTTGCCCACACGCACGAGCGGTATTCTCACGCATTTAAGTCAGACTGGTACCAGCATCCCTCATGCACTGAAGAACAGGCCGAATGGCTCATTCAGTGTTACCGCAGGCGCGGATGCGAGGTTAAAAAAGCCCTTAGCCTCGACTACCGTCACTGGATAATCTCCGTCAGGCTTCCTTACTCCGAACGCCCACCGCGTCTGTCCCGCACATACCAGCAACGCATCTGGAGATAACGTGCGGGTATTACTTCGACCTGTTCTGGTACCGGAACTCGGGCTGGTGATCGTTAAGCCGGGCCGTGAATCCATGCCGGTATTCCACAATACCCGGGTACTGGTGGAGCCGGAACCGAAAAGCATGCGTAATCTGCCGTCCGGGGTCGTTCCTGCCGTTCGCCAGCCGCTGGCGGAGGATAAATCATTACTGCCATTTTTCAGCGACGAACGAGTGATTCGTGCTGCTGGTGGCGCTGGCGCATTGTCTGACTGGTTACTGCGCCATGTTAAATCCTGCCAGTGGCCACACGGCGATTATCACCACAGTGAAACCGTCATTCACCGTTATGGTACCGGCGCAATGGTGTTGTGCTGGCACTGCGACAACCAGCTGCGCGACCAGACCTCCGAATCACTCGGGCAACTTGCTCACCAAAACCTGTCTGCATGGATGATTGACGTCATACGCCATGCAATGAATGGCTCGCAGGAACGGGAATTATCGCTGGCTGAATTATCCTGGTGGGCGGTCCGCAATCAGGTGGCGGACGCGCTACCGGAAGCGGTATTACGTCGTTCGCTGGGGTTGCGTGCGGAAAAAATCCGCTCAATGTACCGTGAAAGCGACATCGTACCGGGAGAGCAGACCGCCACCAGCATACTGAAGCAGCGCACAAAAAATCTTGCGCCGCTGCCTCACGCCCACCAGCAAAACCCGCCACAGGAAGAGACGGTGGTCAGCATTGCCGTTGATCCTGAGTCTCCGGAATCTTTCATGAAACGACCTAAACGTCGCCGCTGGGTTAACGAGAAATACACACGCTGGGTGAAGACACAGCCGTGTGCGTGTTGTGGTAAGCCAGCCGACGATCCCCATCACCTGATTGGTCATGGTCAGGGCGGAATGGGGACAAAATCTCACGATATTTTCACGCTACCGCTGTGTCGGGAGCATCACAACGAGCTTCATGCGGATCCTCTGGCGTTCGAAGAAAAGCATGGTTCTCAGGTTGATTTAATTTTTCGTTTTCTTGATCACGCCTTTGCAACTGGCGTGCTTGGGTAAAAGAGGTGACTGATGCTCATAGATTTGGTTTTACCTTACCCGCCGACGGTGAACACTTACTGGCGACGCCGTGGCAGCACATATTTTATCTCGGAGGAGGGAAAGCGTTATCGCCGGGCTGTGGCGCTTATTGTTCGCCAGCAGCGGCTGAAATTAAGCCTGTCCGGAAGGCTGGCGATAAAGGTGATTGCAGAGCCACCGGATAAGCGTCGTCGCGACCTGGACAATATCCTGAAAGCACCGCTGGATGCGCTGACGCATGCGGGAGTGTTAATGGACGATGAGCAGTTTGATGAAATCAATATCGTTCGTGGTCAGCCAGTATCTGGTGGACGTATGGGGGTGAAGATTTACCCCATAATGCATGAAGAGCAGGTCAAAAAATGAAACTGGAAGATTTACCGAAATACTACTCCCCAAAATCCCCTGGCCTGACCGATGTATCGGCCTCAACGTCAAAAGATGCGCTGAGTATCACTGATGTGATGGCCGCGCAGGGCATGACACAGAATCGGGCTGAGATGGGGTTTTCTGCGTTCCTGGGGAAAATGGGCATCAGTATGAATGACAGGGCGCGGGCAACAGAATTACTGGCAGATTATGCACTCAGTCGGTGCGATCGTGTGGCGGCGTTGAGAAAACTTCCGGCAGAAATAAAACCGGTAGTGATGCGCATTATGGCTTCGTACGCTTTTGAGGATTATGCCCGCAGCGCAGCGAGTAAAAAGCAGTGCCCTTGTTGCTATGGGGAAAAATTTATTGAAAGCGTAGTTTTTACAAACAAGGTCCAGTATCCGGATGGTAAGCCGCCGGTATGGGCAAAGTGTACGAAAGGTGTGTATCCGTCTTACTGGGAAGAATGGAAAAAAGTCAGGGAGGTGGTAAAAGTTGCCTGTCCGGAGTGTGGCGGAAAGGGTGAGGTTTCCACCGCCTGTAAGGATTGCCGTGGGCGTGGTGTCGCCATTCATCGTGAAGAGTCGGTAAAACGTGGTATGCCTGTTATCAGAGACTGCCAGCGTTGTGGTGGTCGTGGCTGTGAAAGACTACCATCAACGGAGGCATTTAATGCCATATGCAAAGTGACGAGTGCTATCACGCTTGATACGTGGAAAAAATCAGTGAAACGCTTTTACGATACGTTGGTGGTTCGGTTTGACATTGAAGAGGCATGGGCGGAGCGGCAGTTAAAGAGGGTAACGCGATAGTGTTGTTGATTTTTCCCGAATCTGTGGTAAATTTGCTCTAACGATGGGCGTTTTATGCCTGACGTTAGAAGATTTTTTACACCCCGCCGCCTGGCGGGTTTTTTATGACTGAAATCGCGTCAGTACAGTAAACGCGCTGGTGGCGGTGAATACCTGTCTTTCAGCTTGCTGGCTTTTTCGACAAGAGTTATTGGTGTGTCACGTTAACCGGAAAAGGGAAAAAGACATGCTAAAACAGCAGGATATGACAGAAACCGCCAGAGTGGTGTTTAATGAATTAAGCGTTAACGACCCGGCGACAGTCGGGGAGATTGCGCAGAATACTTACCTTTCACGCGAACGCTGCCAGTTAATACTGACCCAGCTGGTTATGGCGGGTCTGGCAGACTATCAGTTCGGTTGTTACAGACGCCTTCCGCAGTGAAGGCTTTTTTATTTGTGGTAAATGGGCGGCTGGTGGGTGTTAGGGGCACCCACCAGCCATCTGCTCATGCGTTGGATTCACAAGCAAACCTCAGGCCCATCTGCTTTGCGCAAAAGCGGTATGAGCCTATCAGAGAAGTGCTTATTGATCTATGGCTAATACTGTAAAAATATCCAGTTGTGAGTTAATCAACGCCGACTGCCTGGAATTTATCCGGTCGTTACCCGAAAATTCTGTTGACCTGATAGTCACGGACCCGCCGTACTTTAAAGTGAAGCCTGAGGGCTGGGATAACCAGTGGAAGGGCGACGATGATTACCTGAAGTGGCTGGACCAGTGTCTGGCGCAGTTCTGGCGGGTGCTGAAACCTGCCGGAAGTCTTTACCTGTTCTGTGGTCATCGCCTGGCATCTGATATCGAAATCATGATGCGTGAACGCTTCAGTGTGCTGAACCATATTATCTGGGCGAAGCCGTCCGGACGCTGGAACGGATGCAACAAGGAAAGCCTGCGGGCGTATTTCCCCGCCACAGAGCGCATTCTGTTCGCGGAACATTATCAGGGGCCGTATCGTCCGAAAGATGCCGGGTATGCGGCGAAGGGCAGTGCACTGAAACAGCATGTGATGGCCCCGCTGATTTCTTACTTTCGTGATGCGCGCGCGGCCCTGGGGATAACGGCAAAACAGATTGCAGATGCCACAGGAAAGAAAAACATGGTGTCGCACTGGTTCAGTGCCAGTCAGTGGCAGCTACCGAACGAAAGCGATTATCTGAAATTACAGTCGCTGTTTGCCCGGGTGGCAGAAGAGAAACATCAGCGCGGTGAACTGGAAAAGCCCCACTACCAGCTGGTGGATACGTATACGTCACTGAACCGGCAGTATGTGGAGCTGCAGAGTGAATATAAGCATCTGCGGCGGTATTTTGGTGTGACGGCGCAGGTGCCGTACACGGATGTGTGGACACATAAACCGGTGCAGTTCTATCCCGGGAAACATCCGTGCGAAAAACCGGCAGAAATGCTGCAGCAGATAATCAGCGCAAGCAGTCGTCCGGGTGACCTGGTTGCAGATTTTTTTATGGACTCAGGTTCAACGGTAAAAGCGGCACTGGCGCTCGGGCGTCGTGCGATTGGCGTTGAGCTGGAGACCGGACGTTTTGAGCAGACGGTTCGGGAAGTACAGGATTTAGTCAGCCAGAACGGATGATATTGCAGAATTAATTACGCGTCGTTATTATGCGGCTCCCGGCCCTTTAGCTCAGTGGTGAGAGCGAGCGACTCATAATCGCCAGGTCGCTGGTTCAAATCCAGCAAGGGCCACCATCACATACCGCCATTAGCTCATCGGGATAGAGCGCCAGCCTTCGAAGCTGGTTGCGCGGGGTTCGAGTTCTCGATGGCGGTCCATTTATCGGTATTCTGCGTTGTTAGCTCAGCCGGACAGAGCAATTGCCTTCTAAGCAGCTGTGGTTGCACTCCTGTTGTTTCTGGTGGTGATGGTGGACTTCAGCAGCCGGATAATGTCGGTGCTGTCTGATGATGTTTTGGTGGCGGGTGTGGTGGTTGTTGCTTTCCCGTTGCTGAAAAAGAAAGCATCAGGCGATTAGCAGGGTATCAGTTACCCGTTGAAATTTTTAAATACCTCACAATTCCACAGCTTGATGATTGTCTGGCTGCCGGAGAATTTGTTAAAAATTACATCGCATGGTGAATCCCCCTCAGCGGCGGGGCATCTGGCAAAGTGTATGATCCAGAGAACATGCAAATTCAGTAGACAGGCTGAATTTACCGGGAGGCACCTGGCACCATGCGACAGACAGAAATTAGGCTATACTTCAGCCCCTCTCCGGAGGGGCTTTTCTGTGCAGGATGTGTCACAGTTTCCTGAATTCTGAGTACTGTCCTGTTACTCAGGGTGCTATATTTTCTGACGTGATGAAAGTCTGCCGGAAGGCGGAACGTATCGGAAATGACCCAGTAGAGAAAACGTTGACTCAGATACCGATGCTGAGTTACCGGGAAACCGGCATCACATGACCGCTATCCTTCCAGGCTCGCTCCGGCGGGCCTTTTTACTGCAGAAAACAGTTTTCCCGTAAAATGCTACGTTGCTCATAATTCAGGCTGGCGATTATTGTCTGGCCAGCGGGAAGTTTGTTAAAAAATTTCGCATGGTGAATCCCCCTGTGCGGAGGGGCAATCAGCGAGTAGGTATATGGGATAATCGCGGATTCAGGTGCTGGTACTGAATTCACCGGGAGGCACCCGGCACCATGCAATGGCACATAGCGCCACTCTCCAGCCCCTCTACGGAGGGGCTGTTTATATTGATTTTGTCAGATGTGAGTAAACTCCTTATGGACTTTGTTGTTTTAGTCCATAAGGACATATTTGCAGAGTGCAACGGTTATTAAAGCATTCATTCAATACGTTATCTGTATTTGTAGGGCATTCCTGGCTGTTTTTGATTAAATTCCAGAATGTTTTATTGAATGGCACTACGTTGTAAATGGTTACAGGTAGCACTTTGTTATTGAGCATGATGCCTGTGTGAGTCAGTGTAAATATACTTTCAGGAGGTAAGAAAGCATCCGATTGATACCAGATTATTAATTTTATTTTACTCCATATGACTGAAAAAGATATTCCGCATGATGGCTGGATAACTGTATCAATCACAATCCACTTCATTTAGTTTCCTTGTTTATGTCTTGCTGGTGATGTTCTGAAAAGTATAAATGATATTTTTGATTGTAAACCATAGAGCAGAATTATTTTTCTGATGTTGTTTATTGTTTATTTAAATGCATGGTGGTTTATATCTCGTCTTGTAGTTTATCCATGCATATCTGCTTGATGATGAGGTTTTTATTTAAGGTATGGTTTTGTTTTTTTCTGTATTACATGTCAGGTATTTTAAAGAATCATTTTTCAGGTAATGACTCCAACTTATTGATAGTGTTTTATGTTCAGATAATGCCCGATGACTTTGTCATGCAGCTCCACCGATTTTGAGAACGACAGCGACTTCCGTCCCAGCCGTGCCAGGTGCTGCCTCAGATTCAGGTTATGCCGCTCAATTCGCTGCGTATATCGCTTGCTGATTACGTGCAGCTTTCCCTTCAGGCGGGATTCATACAGTGGCCAGCCATCCGTCATCCATATCACCACGTCAAAGGGTGACAGCAAGCTCATAAGACGCCCCAGCGTCGCCATAGTGCGTTCACCGAATACGTGCGCAACAACCGTCTTCCGGAGCCTGTCATACGCGTAAAACAGCCAGCGCTGGCGCGATTTAGCCCCGACGTATCCCCACTGTTCGTCCATTTCCGCGCAGACGATGACGTCACTGCCCGGCTGTATGCGCGAGGTTACCGACTGCGGCCTGAGTTTTTTAAGTGACGTAAAATCGTGTTGAGGCTAACGCCCATAATGCGTGCAGTTGCCCGGCATCCAACGCCATTCATGGCCATATCAATAATTTTCTGGTGCGTACCGGGTTGAGAAGCGGTGTAAGTGAACTGCAGTTGCCATGTTTTACGGCAGTGAGAGCAGAGATAGCGCTGATGTCCGGCAGTGCTTTTGCCGTTACGCACCACCCCGTCAGTAGCTGAACAGGAGGGACAGCTGATAGAAACAGAAGCCACTGGAGCACCTCAAAAACACCATCATACACTAAATCAGTAAGTTGGCAGCATCACCCATTTTTCAGATGGTGGAAAGAACCATGGCATTTAAACACTATGATGTTGTCAGGGCGGCGTCGCCGTCAGATCTTGCGGAAAAGCTGACACATAAACTGAAAGAGGGCTGGCAGCCGTTTGGTAGTCCGGTGGCCATAACCCCTTATACCCTGATGCAGGCGATTGCAGCAGAAGGTGATGTGGTCGTCAGTGGTGCAACTGAGCCGGAGTGGTACTACGTCATCGTACTGGCCGGGCAATCCAATGCCATGGCTTACGGTGAAGGGCTTCCGCTTCCGGATTCTTACGATGCGCCCCACCCACGTATTAAGCAACTGGCCCGTCGCAACACAGTGACTCCCGGTGGTAAAGCATGCGCATTTAACGACATCATTCCGGCAGACCACTGCCTGCATGATGTTCAGGATATGAGCGCACTGAATCATCCGAAGGCAGACCTGAGCAAAGGGCAGTACGGCTGTGTCGGCCAGGGCTTACATATTGCCAAAAAACTGCTTCCGTATATCCCGAATAACGCGGGGATCCTGCTGGTACCATGCTGTCGTGGTGGTTCGGCATTCACCCAGGGCGCGGAGGGGACATTCAGTGCGGACACGGGGGCCAGCCAGGATTCGGCACGCTGGGGTGTGGGTAAACCGTTATATCAGGACCTGATCGCACGCACCAAAGCGGCATTACAGAAGAACCCGAAAAATGTGTTGCTGGCGGTGTGCTGGATGCAGGGCGAATTTGACATGAGCGCTGCCACCTACGCACAGCAACCGGACCTGTTCACGGCCATGCTGAAGCAGTTCCGTACTGACCTTTCCGGATTTAACGCGCAGTGCCATGGCGGCAGTGCTGCAGTTGTACCGTGGATTTGTGGCGACACGACGTATTACTGGAAAAACACATACGGCACACAGTATGACTCCGTCTACGGCGCGTACAAAAACAGGGAGAGCGACAACGTTTTCTTTGTGCCGTTCATGACCGACGGTAACGGCAACAACACGCCCACCAACTTACCGGCAGAAGACCCGGATATTGCTGATGCAGGTTATTACGGCGCGCAATCCCGTAGTAATGGTAATTGGGTATCGTCAAATCGTCCGACACATTTCAGTTCATGGGCGCGCAGGGGCATTATTTCGGATCGCCTGGCAACCGCTATTCTGAACGCAGTTGGTCGAACCAGCGCCTTCATCAGCGGTACCGCACCGGAGATTAAACCCTCGCCCGGCGGCGACACGCCATCGGGGCCGTCTGATGGTGACACATCCGTTCGTACAGTCTCCCTGCTGCCGACAGCCGGAGAGGCTGCTGCGCAGGGCTGGACCATCACCGGCGGCAGTGTTGCGCTGGAAGATGGTGTGTTTAAGGTTACCAAGCAGAGCAATAAAACCTGGTCCCTGATGCATCCGGTGGATGACGCAGTCTCCCTGCTGACACGGGGTGGCAGACTGAGCTGTAAGTTTCGACTGTCAGGCGCACTGACCAACAACCAGTTCGGTCTGGGAATTTATCTGTATACCGATGTAGCGTTACCTGACGTCGTGGCGATGACCGGGACTGGTAACCCGTTCCTGATGTCGTTCTTCACCCAGACCACAGACGGCAAACTGAATCTGATGCATCACAAGAAAGCCGGAAACACAAAGTTGGGCGAGTTCGGGAATTACAGTAACGACTGGCAGACGCTGGAGCTGGTGTTCACCGCCGGCAGTGCCACGGTTACTCCGAAACTGAATGGAGTGGCTGGCCCGGCATTCCAGGTCATAAAAGACAGTCTGACACTGGGGCTGAATGCGCTGACGCTGACGGATATTACCAAAAATGCAGCGTATGGCGTTGAGATAGAAAGTCTGGTGCTGGAGATAAATGCACCGGCATCATCATAAAAAGTGAGCCAGTCAAATGGAAGGTATCGTTAAACTCACCGGTAGTGTCAGTGGGTAGACTGGCCCCCTGAATCTCCAGACAACCAGTATCACTTAAATAAGTGATAGTCTTAATACTAGTTTTTAGACTAGTCATTGGAGTACAGATGATTGATGTCTTAGGGCCGGAGAAACGCAGACGGCGTACCACACAGGAAAAGATCGCAATTGTTCAGCAGAGCTTTGAACCGGGGATGACGGTCTCCCTCGTTGCCCGGCAACATGGTGTAGCAGCCAGCCAGTTATTTCTCTGGCGTAAGCAATACCAGGAAGGAAGTCTTACTGCTGTGGCCGCCGGAGAACAGGTTGTTCCTGCCTCTGAACTTGCTGCCGCCATGAAGCAGATTAAAGAACTCCAGCGCCTGCTCGGCAAGAAAACGATGGAAAATGAACTCCTCAAAGAAGCCGTTGAATATGGACGGGCAAAAAAGTGGATAGCGCACGCGCCCTTATTGCCCGGGGATGGGGAGTAAGCTTAGTCAGCCGTTGTCTCCGGGTGTCGCGTGCGCAGTTGCACGTCATTCTCAGACGAACCGATGACTGGATGGATGGCCGCCGCAGTCGTCACACTGATGATACGGATGTGCTTCTCCGTATACACCATGTTATCGGAGAGCTGCCCACGTATGGTTATCGTCGGGTATGGGCGCTGCTTCGCAGACAGGCAGAACTTGATGGTATGCCTGCGATCAATGCCAAACGTGTTTACCGGATCATGCGCCAGAATGCGCTGTTGCTTGAGCGAAAACCTGCTGTACCACCATCGAAACGGGCACATACAGGCAGAGTGGCCGTGAAAGAAAGCAATCAGCGATGGTGCTCTGACGGGTTCGAGTTCTGCTGTGATAACGGAGAGAGACTGCGTGTCACGTTCGCGCTGGACTGCTGTGATCGTGAGGCACTGCACTGGGCGGTGACTACCGGCGGCTTCAACAGTGAAACAGTACAGGACGTCATGCTGGGAGCGGTGGAACGCCGCTTCGGCAACGATCTTCCGTCGTCTCCAGTGGAGTGGCTGACGGATAATGGTTCATGCTACCGGGCTAATGAAACACGCCAGTTCGCCCGGATGTTGGGACTTGAACCGAAGAACACGGCGGTGCGGAGTCCGGAGAGTAACGGAATAGCAGAGAGCTTCGTGCAAACGATAAAGCGTGACTACATCAGTATCATGCCCAAACCAGACGGGTTAACGGCAGCAAAGAACCTTGCAGAGGCGTTCGAGCATTATAACGAATGGCATCCGCATAGTGCGCTGGGTTATCGCTCGCCACGGGAATATCTGCGGCAGCGGGCTTGTAATGGGTTAAGTGATAACAGATGTCTGGAAATATAGGGGCAAATCCAGTGGGTCGTCTGAGAGGCCTGCATGAGTTATCAGAGCCATCAGTACTTAACTGGTGGCTTTTTTTATTGTTGTCAGCTTCCGGATAACGGGAGACGGGGTATGTACCAGATGGAAAAAATCACAACAGGTGTGTCATACACCACGTCAGCGGTGGGAACGGGCTACTGGTTCCTGCAGTTGCTGGACAGGGTTTCCCCGTCTCAGTGGGCGGCAATAGGCGTGCTGGGGAGTCTGCTGTTTGGGCTGCTGACATATCTGACTAACCTGTATTTCAAAATCAGAGAGGACCGTCGTAAGGCGGCACGGGGAGAGTAATTCAATGACTCAAAACTATGAACTGATTGTGAAAGGGATCCGCAATTTTGAGAATAAAGTTACGGTAACTTTAGCGTTACGGGACAAAAAACGCTTTGACGGTGAAATTTTTGACCTGGACATCGCGCTGGACCGTGTTGAAGGTGCCGCGCTGGAGTTTTATGAGGCAGCAGCCAGAAGGAGCATCAGACAGGTCTTCCTGGATGTTGCTGCCGGGTTATGTGAAGGGGATGAGCAGTCGCCGGAAAAGCGTCCCGTAATTTTAGAGGCGCAGGATGTGTTGATAACCTACAGAGGAAAACTACCGGGAATAATTACGGGTTCTCTGAAGAGTCCGCCGAAATGGTAATTTTACCAGCATATTTTTCATCCAGTAATACAGCAAGCCGCCTGAAAGAGTCTTGTTGTTCCTGAGACCATTTGGGATTGCATGATTCAAACTGGATTGATGCCAGCGTTGATTGCATCTGTTCCCTTGGAATTGAGAATGCCAGATATGAGAAGGCGACGGTAAGGGTATTCACGTCTTCCCGAAGCCTGGAAATGCTGTCGAGCAACTCCTGTAGAGAAATGGTGTTATTGTCCATAAATAATCCTCATGATTGTATTGACCTGTTAGCAGCCTGAGGCAACAGGCTGGAACTGATAAACATATCCAGGGCTCAGAAACCGATAAATCCTGATAAATATCCATGAACGCAAAAATCAGATACGGCCTGTCGGCTGCCGTTCTGGCGCTGATTGCCGCTGGTGCGCCTGCGCCTGACATTCTCGACCAGTTTCTGGATGAAAAGGAAGGTAACCACACCACGGCATACCGTGATGGCGCGGGTATCTGGACCATCTGCCGCGGTGCCATCCTGGTGGATGGCAAACCTGTCGTTCCGGGCATGAAGTTGTCGAAGGAAAAATGCGACCGGGTTAACGCCATTGAGCGTGATAAGGCGCTGGCATGGGTGGAGAAAAACATCAGAGTGCCATTGAGCGAACCCCAGAAAGCGGGGATCGCGTCATTCTGTCCGTACAACATTGGTCCCGGTAAGTGTTTCCCGTCGACGTTTTATAAACGAATTAATGCAGGTGATCGCAGGGGAGCGTGTGAGGCGATTCGCTGGTGGATTAAGGACGGTGGCAGAGACTGCCGTATTCGTTCAAACAACTGCTACGGTCAGGTATCCCGTCGTGACCAGGAGAGCGCGCTGGCGTGCTGGGGTATCGACAGATAAGCAGAATATTTTGCTGAAAAATGCGGTTTGCTTACACGGACGGATAACACGAAATCCTGCGAACTGACAAAAACTAAGTGAATAAAAGTAAAAACCCCGTTTGTTGGCTGCAAGCGGGGTTTTGTGTTTCCTGACTCTGGAAAAGTCAAAGGAGAAAGTGTGTTTGATTTTAGCAAACTGATTCGGGAGATGGCTGAAAAATTATCCACCTGGAAGTTCATTCTTATCTGGCTGGTGTTTGTGATTATGGCCTCCGGTTATTTCATCGGTCAGATACGCTGGTGGTGAAATGAACCGCGTACTGTGCGTGGTCATCATTGCCCTGCTGGTGGCCTGTGGTGCGCTTAGTCTGGGGCTGAATCATTACCGTGATAACGCCATAACCTACAAAGAGCAGCGCGATAAAAAAGTCAGTGAGCTGGAGCAGGCAAATGCAACCATTACTGATATGCAGCAGCGCCAGCGTGATGTTGCTGCACTTGATGCCAGATACTCGAGGGAATTAGCCGATGCGAGAGCTGAAAATGAAACTCTGCGCGCTGACGTTGCCGCTGGTCGTAAGCGCCTGCGGATCAACGCCACCTGCCCCGGTACCGTGCGTGAAGCCCCCACCACCTCCGGCGTGGATAATGCAACCGGCCCCCGACTGGCAGACACCGCTGAACGGGATTATTTCACTCTCAGAGAGCGGTTGATGCTGATGCAGAAGCAGCTGGAAGTGGCGCAGGAATATATCCGCACTCAGTGCCTGAAATAAGTTTTGCTGATGCGCGGTATTGTCGCCGTATCCCCGCATTAACAGAGACCGCAGCCCGACCGGGAGACTCCTCTGCGCGAGTGTGCGGGGATAATCAAAAACGATACACACCGGGGTTTACCGCGTTAACGGAGCGCGGCGTTGTCCCCTCATAGTCGCCTGTCCGGTGCGATGGTGGAAGAAACCGGACTACATTGAAAATGATAACCATTATCATTTTTGCGGGTCCTTTCCGGCGATCCGGGCCGTTACGGGGCGGCGACCTCGCGGTTTTTCACTATTTATGAAAATTTTTCAGGGAAAATCGTGTCGGTACTTCTCGAATATAACTTTTTGTTTTTTTTTAATATTGCATCCGTAAAGGTCCGACATGAAAGTGTCCGAAAATGCCTTTTTCTGGCGTTTTCATGTCGGGCCTTGTATTTGATAATGGGTTGTTTTCATGAAGGTTAATAAAAAGAGGCTTGCCGAAATTTTCAACGTGGACCCGCGGACGATTGAACGCTGGCAGTCTCAGGGACTCCCTTGCGCCTCCAAAGGTAGTAAGGGCATTGAATCTGTATTTGATACTGCCATGGCAATTCAGTGGTATGCGCAGAGGGAAACTGATATCGAAAACGAAAAGCTCCGCAAAGAACTGGACGATTTGCGTGCGGCAGCGGAGTCAGATTTACAACCCGGCACCATTGACTATGAACGCTACCGGCTCACAAAAGCGCAGGCAGATGCGCAGGAACTGAAAAATGCCCGTGAAGACGGAGTAGTGCTGGAAACTGAACTGTTTACCTTCATTCTGCAACGTGTGGCACAGGAGATTTCGGGGATACTTGTGCGTGTGCCGTTGACATTACAGCGTAAATATCCGGACATTTCACCATCACACCTTGATGTGGTGAAAACTGAAATCGCGAAAGCCTCCAATGTTTCAGCTAAGGCCGGTGAAAACGTGGGCGGGTGGATCGATGATTTCAGACGCGCAGAAGGCAGCTAATGCAGCCGGTGCGATAGCTACAGGGCTTTTATCTCTCATTATTCCTGTTCCACTGACGACAGTTCAGTGGGCCAATAAACATTATTACCTTCCTAAAGAGTCGTCTTATACCCCGGGGCGGTGGGAAACACTGCCGTTTCAGGTTGGCATCATGAACTGTATGGGCAACGATCTGATTCGTACGGTTAACCTGATTAAATCTGCCCGTGTTGGTTATACAAAGATGTTGCTGGGAGTGGAGGCTTATTTTATTGAGCATAAATCACGCAACAGCCTTCTTTTTCAGCCCACGGACTCAGCTGCTGAAGATTTTATGAAATCTCATGTTGAGCCAACGATAAGGGATGTTCCTGCATTGCTGGAGCTGGCTCCATGGTTCGGAAGAAAACACCGCGATAATACGCTCACCCTGAAGCGTTTTTCCTCCGGTGTGGGGTTCTGGTGTCTGGGTGGTGCGGCAGCAAAAAACTACCGTGAAAAATCCGTGGATGTGGTCTGTTATGACGAGCTTTCCTCGTTCGAACCGGATGTTGAAAAAGAGGGTTCGCCAACCCTGCTGGGGGATAAACGTATTGAGGGCTCTGTATGGCCAAAATCCATTCGCGGCTCGACGCCTAAAATCAAAGGCTCCTGCCAGATCGAAAAAGCCGCTAACGAGTCGGCACACTTCATGCGTTTTTATGTGCCCTGTCCGCACTGTGGGGAGGAGCAGTATCTGAAATTTGGCGATGATGCCTCGCCTTTCGGTCTTAAGTGGGAGAAGAATAAGCCAGAAAGTGTTTTCTACCTTTGTGAGCATCATGGCTGTGTGATCCATCAGTCTGAGCTTGACCAGAGTAACGGGCGGTGGATCTGTGAAAACACGGGCATGTGGACCCGTGACGGCCTGATGTTTTTCAGCGCCCGGGGTGATGAAATTCCACCGCCGCGCTCCATCACTTTCCATATCTGGACGGCGTACAGTCCGTTCACCACCTGGGTACAGATTGTCTATGACTGGCTGGATGCACTGAAAGATCCCAACGGCCTGAAAACCTTTGTGAACACCACGCTGGGCGAGACCTGGGAAGAGGCCGTGGGCGAAAAACTCGATCACCAGGTACTGATGGATAAGGTTGTGCGTTACACGACGGCGGTGCCTGCCCGGGTGGTTTATCTGACGGCGGGCATTGACTCGCAGCGAAACCGTTTTGAGATGTATGTCTGGGGATGGGCTCCGGGAGAGGAAGCCTTTCTGGTGGATAAAATCATCATTATGGGGCGTCCCGATGAGGAAGAGACGCTATTACGTGTGGATGCGGCGATCAACAAAAAATACCGCCATGCAGACGGAACCGAAATGACTATTTCCCGTGTCTGCTGGGACATCGGGGGGATTGATGGCGAAATCGTTTATCAGAGGTCAAAAAAACACGGTGTTTTCCGGGTGCTGCCGGTAAAAGGCGCATCTGTCTATGGCAAGCCGGTGATCACCATGCCAAAAACCCGCAATCAGCGGGGCGTGTATCTGTGTGAAGTGGGGACGGACACCGCAAAAGAAATTCTCTATGCCCGTATGAAAGCCGATCCCACGCCTGTGGATGAAGCCACGTCGTATGCCATCCGTTTTCCTGATGATCCGGAGATTTTTTCGCAGACAGAGGCGCAGCAACTGGTGGCGGAAGAGCTTGTGGAGAAGTGGGAAAAAGGAAAGATGCGTCTGCTGTGGGATAACAAAAAGCGGCGTAACGAAGCGCTGGACTGCCTGGTGTATGCCTACGCGGCATTACGTGTGTCCGTGCAACGCTGGCAGCTTGATCTGGCTGTACTGGCAAAATCCCGGGAAGAAGAGACGACCCGGCCAACCCTTAAAGAACTGGCAGCGAAGCTGTCCGGAGGAGTGAATGGTTACAGTCGCTGAACTGCAGGCGCTGCGTCAGGCGCGCCTTGATTTATTAACCGGTAAACGGGTGGTGTCTGTCCAGAAAGATGGTCGCAGAATTGAATATACGGCAGCTTCTCTGGATGAGCTTAACCGGGCGATCAATGATGCGGAGTCGGTACTGGGGACAACCCGCCGTCGCCGTCGTCCGCTGGGAGTGAGGTTATGAAACGAACGCCTGTCCTGATTGATGTGAACGGCGTTCCGCTTCGGGAGAGCCTCAGCTACACCGGTGGCGGTGCAGGATTTGGCGGGCAAATGGCAGAGTGGTTGCCACCCTCGCAGAGTGCCGATGCGGCCCTGCTGCCCGCGTTGCGTCTGGGGAATGCCCGTGCAGATGATCTGGTGCGCAATAACGGAATAGCGGCCAATGCGGTGGCCCTGCATAAGGATCACATTGTCGGGCATATGTTTCTGATTAGCTACCGTCCGAACTGGCGCTGGCTGGGGATGCGGGAGACCGCGGCAAAAAGTTTTGTCGATGAGGTGGAGGCGGCCTGGTCAGAATACGCAGAAGGGATGTTTGGTGAGATCGACGTGGAAGGGAAACGCACGTTTACGGAATTTATCCGTGAAGGTGTGGGCGTTCATGCGTTTAACGGCGAAATCTTTGTGCAGCCGGTCTGGGATACGGAGAGTACGCAACTGTTTCGTACGCGTTTTAAAGCCGTGAGTCCGAAACGGGTGGACACGCCAGGACACGGTATCGGGAACCGTTTTCTGCGGGCTGGTGTGGAGGTTGATCGATATGGCCGTGCCGTTGCGTACCATATCTGTGAGGATGATTTTCCTCGCTCCGGGAGTGGACGATGGGAACGGATCCCGCGTGAACTACCCACCGGGCGTCCGGCCATGCTGCATATTTTCGAGCCGGTGGAGGACGGGCAGACCCGTGGAGCCAATCAGTTTTACAGCGTTATGGAACGGCTGAAGATGCTGGATTCCCTGCAGGCAACACAGCTTCAGTCGGCCATAGTGAAGGCGATGTATGCAGCGACGATTGAAAGTGACCTTGATACCGAAAAGGCCTTTGAATATATCGCCGGTGCGCCGCAGGGGCAGAAGGATAATCCGCTTATTAATATTCTGGATAAGTTCTCCACCTGGTATGACACGAATAGCGTGACGCTGGGCGGTGTCAAAATTCCGCACCTTTTCCCCGGTGATGATCTGAAACTTCAGACCGCGCAGGATTCAGACAATGGATTTTCGGCGCTTGAACAGGCGCTGCTGCGGTATATCGCCGCCGGTCTTGGCGTTTCCTACGAACAGTTGTCCCGTGATTACTCGAAGGTCAGTTATTCAAGTGCCCGCGCATCCGCCAATGAGTCGTGGCGCTATTTTATGGGGCGGCGAAAATTTATTGCGTCCCGGCTGGCCACGCAGATGTTTTCCTGCTGGCTGGAAGAGGCACTTCTTCGGGGGATTATTCGTCCGCCACGGGCACGTTTTGATTTTTATCAGGCGCGATCAGCCTGGTCACGGGCTGAGTGGATTGGAGCCGGAAGAATGGCCATTGACGGGCTCAAGGAGGTTCAGGAATCAGTGATGCGCATTGAGGCCGGACTGAGCACGTATGAGAAAGAGCTGGCGCTGATGGGCGAGGATTATCAGGACATTTTCCGCCAGCAGGTCAGGGAATCTGCAGAGCGGGAAAAAGCCGGACTCTCACGTCCGGTGTGGATAGCGCAGGCGTATCAGCAGCAGATAGCGGAGAGTCGCAGGCAGGAAGAGGAGACAACACCACGTGAGACGTAATCTTTCACACATTATTGCCGCAGCATTCAATGAACCGCTGCTTCTGGAGCCCGCCTATGCGCGGGTTTTCTTTTGCGCGCTCGGGCGCGAGATGGGCGCAGCAAGTCTTTCGGTACCACAACAGCAGGTACAGCTTGATGCTCCCGGAATGCTGGCTGAAACGGACGAGTACATGGCCGGAGGTAAACGACCGGCCCGTGTTTACCGGGTGGTGAACGGTATTGCGGTACTGCCGGTGACCGGCACGCTGGTGCACCGGCTGGGGGGGATGCGGCCATTTTCCGGAATGACTGGCTATGACGGCATTGTCGCCTGTCTTCAGCAGGCAATGGCAGATAGCCAGGTGCGGGGCATACTGCTGGACATTGACAGTCCGGGCGGGCAGGCCGCCGGCGCGTTTGACTGCGCTGACATGATTTACCGCCTCCGTCAGCAGAAGCCGGTCTGGGCACTGTGCAATGACACGGCCTGTTCTGCAGCCATGCTGCTGGCGTCGGCCTGCTCCCGACGGCTGGTTACCCAGACATCCCGTATCGGCTCCATTGGCGTGATGATGAGCCATGTCAGCTATGCCGGTCATCTGGCGCAGGCCGGTGTGGATATCACGCTGATTTATGCCGGGGCGCACAAGGTGGATGGCAATCAGTTTGAAGCGTTGCCGGCAGAGGTTCGCCAGGATATGCAGCAGCGGATTGATGCGGCGCACCGGATGTTTGCCGAAAAAGTGGCGATGTATACCGGGTTGTCTGTGGATGCGGTCACGGGAACAGAGGCCGCCGTTTTTGAAGGTCAGTCCGGCATTGAGGCCGGGCTGGCGGATGAATTAATCAATGCGTCGGATGCCATCAGTGTGATGGCCACGGCGCTGAACAGTAATGTCAGAGGAGGCACTATGCCGCAATTAACTGCAACGGAAGCCGCCGTGCAGGAGAACCAGCGAGTGATGGGGATCCTGACATGCCAGGAAGCGAAAGGACGTGAACAGCTTGCCACGATGCTGGCAGGGCAACAGGGCATGAGCGTTGAACAGGCCCGGGCGATTCTGGCCGCGGCGGCACCGCAGCAGCCGGTGGCATCCGCGCAGAGTGAAGCCGATCGCATTATGGCGTGTGAAGAAGCGAACGGTCGTGAACAACTGGCAGCAACGCTGGCGGCGATGCCGGAGATGACGGTGGAAAAAGCCCGCCCGATCCTGGCTGCTTCACCGCAGGCGAATGCCGGACCATCACTCCGTGATCAGATCATGGCACTGGATGAGGCAAAAGGGGCTGAGGCGCAGGCTGAACAGCTGGCTGCCTGCCCGGGAATGACCGTGGAGAGCGCCCGGGCTGTGCTGGCTGCGGGATCAGGTAAGGCAGAACCGGTCTCTGCATCCACAACCGCCCTGTTTGAACATTTCATGGCGAACCATTCACCGGCTGCGGTCCAGGGGGAGCGTGTCACAGGCGTCAGAAGACGGTGATGCGGACGTGAAAATGCTCATGGCCATGCCATGAAGTCAGTGCTGAACATCAATACGAGGTTTTAACAATATGGTGAAGAAAACCATCACTGAACAGCGTGCGGAAGTACGTATTTTTGCCGGTAATGATCCGGCTCACACCGCCACAGGCAGCAGCGGGATTTCCTCGGCAACACCGGCACTGACACCCCTGATGCTGGATGGGGCCACCGGGAAACTGGTGGTCTGGGACGGACAGAAAGCCGGTAGTGCGGTTGGCATACTGGTACTGCCGCTTGAAGGCACAGAGGCGGTGCTGACGTATTACAAGTCGGGGACCTTTGCGACGGAGGCAATCCGCTGGCCTGACAGTGTGGATGAACACAAAAAGGCAAATGCCTTTGCCGGCACCGCCCTGAGTCACGCGGCGCTGCCGTAACACGTTATCAGGCCACCGCGTTGGCCTGACTGATTTCTTAATGAAAGGAACTGATTTATGGGATTGTTTACGACCCGCCAGTTACTCGGTTATACCGAACAAAAAGTTAAATTCCGTGCGCTGTTTCTGGAGCTGTTTTTCCGCCGTACGGTGAATTTCCACACCGAAGAGGTGATGCTGGACAAAATTACCGGAAAAACGCCGGTGGCGGCCTATGTCTCCCCGATCGTTGAAGGAAAAGTGCTTCGCCATCGCGGTGGTGAAACCCGCGTGTTACGTCCGGGCTACGTCAAGCCCAAACACGAATTTAATTACCAGCAGGCGGTTGAGCGCCTTCCTGGTGAAGATCCGGCTCAGCTGAACGACCCGGCCTACCGTCGTCTGCGTATCATTACCGATAACCTCAAACAGGAAGAGCACGCCATTGTCCAGGTGGAAGAAATGCAGGCGGTGAATGCCGTGCTGTATGGCAAATACACCATGGAAGGGGATCAGTTTGATACTGTCGAGGTGGATTTCGGGCGCTCTGAAGGAAATAACATTGAGCTGGCTGACGGTAAAAAATGGTCTGAGCAGGACCGTGATACGTTTGATCCGACGCATGATATTGACCTCTACTGCGATCAGGCCAGCGGCCTTGTGAATATCGCCATTATGGACGGTACGGTCTGGCGTCTGCTGAATGGCTTTAAGCTGTTCCGCGAAAAACTGGATACCCGTCGCGGCTCAAATTCACAACTCGAAACGGCAGTGAAAGACCTGGGGGCGGTGGTGTCCTTCAAGGGGTATTACGGCGATCTGGCCATTGTGGTGGCGAAAACGTCTTATGTGGCAGAGGACGGTACCGAAAAACGTTATCTGCCGGAGGGCACACTGGTCCTGGGGAATACGGCAGCAGAGGGCATTCGTTGCTATGGTGCCATTCAGGATGCGCAGGCGTTGTCCGAAGGTGTGGTGGCCTCTTCCCGTTATCCGAAACACTGGCTGACTGTGGGCGATCCGGCCCGTGAATTCACCATGACGCAGTCCGCACCGCTGATGGTGCTGCCGGATCCGGATGAGTTTGTGGTGGTACAGGTGAAATAATCCGTGAGCGGGGGCGAAATGCCCCGTGTCTTTTTTCACAGGAGGCTGAGATGGCAACAAAAGAAGAAAATCTGAATCGTCTTCGTCAACTGGCTGGCCTGCTGGGGCGCGAGGCGGATATGTCGGGGAGTGCTGCGGATATTGCTCAACGTGTGTCTGAGTGGGAAGAGGAGTTTGCTGTTTCCCCGGAGGGCATTATGCACTCTGATGAGAGCGGGGCTGATCAAAATCACACAGACGATGGTGAGCAGTTGAACAACACGGATGCTACGGATGATGTTAAAGCGGTCCGTGTGCGGAAATGCCTGCATGTGATGGGGTATTGCCCGGAGACAGGCCGTCCCGTTGAACTGACGTACCGGGGCATGCGTGTTATGGTGCCATCACCACTGGCGACAGCCATGATACAGCACGGAACGGCTGAGCATGCGTGATTTTCAGAATGCCTTTGATGCTGCCCTTGCCGGGGTGGACAGCACGATTGTTGAAGTGATGGGGCTCTGTGCGCAGTTCACCTCGGGAGCACAGCGTGGAAGCGAAGTTCAGGGGGTTTTTGACGATCCGGAGTCGCTGGGTTTTGCCGGTGGCGGGGTCCGTATTGAAGGAAGCAGCCCGTCATTATTTGTGCGGACGGATACGGTGCGTGCCGTGCGGCGTGGTGACACGCTGACCATTAACGGCGAGATGTTCTGGGTGGATCGTATTTCTCCGGATGACGGGGGCAGCTGTTATCTCTGGCTCAACCGTGGTCAACTACCCGCAGTTAACCGGCGACGATAAACGCAGGGTGAAATTATGGCGATAAAAGGGCTTGATCAGGCGATTGACAATCTGAGCCGGGTTCGTAAAAACGCCATTCCGGCGGCTTCAGCAATGGCCATTAACCGCGTGGCCACAACGGCGATTAATCAGTCTTCATCACAGGTTGCCCGGGAGACAAAGGTTCGCCGGAAACTGGTTAAGGAACGGTCCAGACTGAAACGGGCGACGGTCAGAAATCCGAATGCCAGAATTATCGTTAACCGCGGTGATCTCCCTGTGATTAAGCTGGGGATCAGGATGCTGGGGCGTCGCCCGAACAGCATACTTAAAGCCGGTCAGCATCGGTATCAGCGGGCATTTATTCAGCGATTAAAAAATGGTCGCTGGCATGTCATGCAGCGTGTGGCCGGGAAAAACCGTTACCCCATTGATGTGGTGAAAATCCCGATGGCGGCCCCACTGAAACAGGCATTTGATGAGAATGTTGACCGTATCCGGCGTGAACGCCTGCCTAAAGAACTGGCATACGCGCTGAAACAACAACTGAGGATTGCAATAAAACGATGAAACACACTGACATTCGTGCCGCAGTGCTGGATGCACTCGAGCAGCATGAACACGGGGCGACGCTGTTTGATGGTCGCCCCGTTGTTTTTGACGAAGAGGATTTTCCTGCGATCGCGGTTTATCTGACGGATGCAGAGTATACCGGTGAAGAGCTGGATGCAGATACCTGGCGGGCCACGCTGCATATTGAGGTGTTTTTACCGGCACAGGTACCGGATTCAGAGCTTGAACAGTGGATGGAAAGCCGGATTTACCCGGCGATGACCGCGATCCCGGCACTGGCAGGACTGATTACCACGATGGTTACGCAGGGCTATGAGTATCGTCGTGATGACGATATGGCGTTATGGAGTTCTGCAGATCTGACTTATTCCATTACATACGAGATGTGAGGGCGAGATGACGGCAGAATCCTACGATGATAACTACCTGGATGATGAAGACGCGGACTGGACCGCGACCGGGCAGGGGCAGAAATCTGCAGGTGATACCAGTTTTACGCTGGCCTGGAAACCGGGAGAGGAAGGCCAGAAAGGGCTTATAGGCTGGTTTGAAAGCGGCGATGTCCGGGCCTATAAAATCCGTTTTCCGAATGGCACGGTGGATGTGTTTCGTGGCTGGGTCAGCAGTATCGGTAAGGCCGTGACGGCGAAAGAAGTGATCACCCGCACGGTGAAAGTCACTAACGTGGGTAAACCTTCTGTAGCGGAAGAACGCAGCAAAATTACGCCGGTCAGTGCGATTAAGATGACGCCGACATCCGGTACGGTGGCAAAAGGGAAAACAACCACCCTGACGGTTTCTTTTGAGCCGGAAAGTGCAACCGACAAGACGTTCAGAGCGGTTTCCGCCGATCCGTCGAAAGCCACCATTAGTGTGAAAGATATGACAATTACGGTAAACGGCGTGGCGACAGGTAAGGTGCAGATCCCTGTGGTGAGCGGAAATGGTCAGTTCGCCGCAGTGGCTGAAGTCACCGTTACTGAAGCGGGCGCTGCAGGGTAAACGGAGGTAATACATGTTTCTGAAAACAGAACAATTTGAATATAACGGTGTGTCTGTCACGCTTTCCGAATTGTCTGCGCTGCAGCGTATCGAGCATCTTGCCCTCCTGAAACGGCGTGCAGAACAGGCAGAATCCTGCGGCAACCTGCAGGTAAGCGTGGAAGATCTCGTCAGAACCGGCGCGTTTCTGGTGGCGATGTCCCTGTGGCATAACCATCCACAGAAAACGCAGTCACCGTCAATGAATGAGGCCGTGATGAAGATAGAGCAGGAAGTGCTCACCACCTGGCCTGCCGATGCCATTGCCCGGGCGGAAGACGTGGTGTTGTGCCTGTCCGGGATGATCGAAGCTGTTCGTCCGGATACTGATATTACTGAAGTGGCGAAAAATAACACGCTGACTGATGATGATTTTTCTGCGGGAAAGTCTTCGACGGCGAGCTGAACTTTGCCCTCAGACTGGCGCGTGAGATGGGGAGACCCGACTGGCGCGCCATGCTTGCCGGGATGACATCCACCGAATATGCCGACTGGCACCGTTTTTACCGCACGCATTATTTTCAGGATACCCAGCTGGATATGCATTTTTCCGGGCTGACGTACGCTGTACTCAGCCTGTTTTTTTGCGATCCGGATATGCATCCCTCTGATTTCAGTCTGCTTGTCCCCCGGCATGAGGAAGAGCAGGTGGAGAGGCCGGATGAGGACAAAATGCTGATGCAGAAAGCGGCAGGACTTGCCGGAGGCGTCCGGTTCGGTGGGGACGGAGGGCGCGATATTTTATCGTCTGCGGATGTGGCGGATGTCATGGTGGATGATGCCGCATTAATGATGGCTTCAGCGGGGATTCCGGGAGGTGTGAGATATGTCCCAGCCGGTTGGTGATCTTGTTATTGACCTGAGTCTGGATGCTGTCCGTTTCGATGAGCAGATGAGCCGGGTAAGGCGTCATTTTTCAGGTATGGATACCGACGCCAGAAAAACCGCCAGTGCTGTTGAACAGGGCCTGAGCCGCCAGGCGCTGGCTGCACAAAAAGCCGGGATTTCCGTCGGGCAGTATAAAGCGGCCATGCGAACCCTGCCCGCACAGTTTACGGATATCGCCACGCAGCTTGCCGGTGGTCAGAATCCCTGGCTGATCCTGCTGCAACAGGGCGGTCAGGTGAAGGACTCCTTCGGCGGGATGATCCCCATGTTCAGGGGGCTCGCCGGTGCGATCACCCTGCCGATGGTCGGAGTCACCTCGCTGGCGGTGGCGACAGGTGCGCTGGTGTACGCCTGGTACCAGGGAGATTCCACGCTTTCAGCGTTTAATAAAACCCTGGTTCTTTCCGGTAATCAGTCCGGACTGACTGCCGATCGTATGCTGACTCTCTCAAGAGCCGGGCAGGCAGCAGGGCTGACGTTTAACCAGGCGAGAGAGTCACTGGCAGCCCTGGTGAATGCCGGTGTGCGTGGTGGTGAACAGTTTGATGCCATCAACCAGAGTGTCGCGCGTTTTGCGTCTGCATCCGGTGTGGAGGTGGATAAAGTCGCTGAAGCCTTCGGGAAGCTGACCACTGACCCGACGTCGGGACTGATGGCGATGGCGCGCCAGTTCCGTAACGTGACGGCAGAGCAGATTGCGTATGTTGCACAGCTGCAGCGTTCCGGAGACGAGGCCGGGGCATTGCAGGCGGCGAACGATATCGCCACGAAAGGCTTTGATGAGCAGACCCGTCGCCTGAAAGAAAACATGGGAACACTGGAGACCTGGGCGGATAAAACAGGGAAGGCATTCAAATCGATGTGGGATGCCATTCTGGATATCGGTCGTCCTGAATCCTCAGCGGATATGCTCGCCAGTGCGCAGAAGGCATTTGATGAGGCGGATAAAAAATGGCAGTGGTACCAGAGCCGGAGCCAGCGCCGGGGAAAGACCTCCTCTTTTCGTGCGAACCTTCAGGGGGCATGGGATGACCGGGAAAATGCCCGTCTGGGTCTGGCAGCGGCCACGCTGCAGTCGGATATGGAAAAAGCCGGTGAACTGGCGGCAAGGGACCGGGCTGAGCGTGAGGCGTCACAGCTGAAGTATACCGGAGAGGCGCAGAAGGCGTATGAGCGCCTGCAGACGCCGCTGGATAAATATACCGCCCGTCAGAAAGAGCTGAATAAGGCCCTGAAAGACGGAAAAATCCTGCAGGCGGATTACAACACGCTGATGGCGTCGGCAAAAAAGGATTATGAATCGACGCTGAAAAAGCCGTCAGGTGTGAAGGTGTCTGCCGGTGAGCGCCAGGAAGACCGGGCGCATGCAGCCATGCTGGCGCTTGAAACCGAGCTCAGGACGCTGGAAAAACACAGCGGTGTGAATGAGAAAATCAGCCAGCAGCGCCGGGATTTATGGGAAGCGGAAAATCAGTATGTGGTCCTGAAAGAGGCCGCCACGAAACGGCAGTTATCTGAGCAGGAAAAATCCCTGCTGGCCCATGAGAAAGAAACGCTGGAGTACAAACGCCAGCTGGCTGAGCTGGGCGACAAGATTGAACACCAGAAACGGCTGAATGAGCTGGCACAGCAGGCGGCGCGGTTTGAACAGCAGCAGAGCGCGAAGCAGGCGGCAATCAGCGCAAAAGCACGCGGACTCACCGACCGTCAGGCGCAGCGGGAGTCGGAAGAGCAGCGCCTTCGTGAGGTGTACGGTGATAATCCGGCTGCGCTGGCGAAGGCCACATCTGCACTGAAGAACACCTGGTCTGCGGAGGAGCAGCTTCGTGGAAGCTGGATGGCCGGGATGAAGTCCGGCTGGGGCGAGTGGGCGGAAAGTGCGACGGACAGTTTTTCGCAGGTTAAAAACGCGGCCACGCAGACCTTTGACGGTATTGTACAGAATATGGCAGCGATGCTGACCGGCAGCGAACAGAACTGGCGTGGTTTCACCCGTTCTGTGCTGTCCATGCTGACAGAGATTTTTCTGAAGCAGGCGATGGTGGGGATAGTCGGGAGTATCGGCAGCGCCATTGGCGGGGCTGTTGGTGGCGGCGCATCCGCGTCAGGCGGTACAGCCATTCAGGCTGCGGCGGCGAACTTCCATTTCGCGACCGGGGGATTTACGGGGACGGGGGGTAAATATGAACCTGCGGGGATTGTTCATCGCGGGGAGTTTGTCTTCACGAAGGAGGCGACCAGCCGGATTGGCGTGGGAAATCTTTACCGGCTGATGCGCGGCTATGCCACCGGCGGTTATGTCGGTGGCACCGGAAGTCCGGCGCAAATGCGGCGTTCAGAGGGTATCAGATTTGAGCAGAACAACAACGTGGTGATTCAGAACGACGGTACGAATGGTCTGCCAGGTCCACAGATGCTGAAGGCAGTGTATGACATGGCCCGCAAGGGTGCCCGTGATGAAATTCAGGCACAGATGCGCGATGGTGGTCTGTTCTCCGGAGGTGGACGATGAAGACCTTCCGCTGGAAAGTGAAACCCGGTATGGATGTGGCTTCAGCCCCTTCCGTCAGGAAAGTGCGCTTTGGTGATGGCTATTCCCAGCGAGCGCCTGCCGGGCTGAATGCCGACCTGAAAACGTACAGCGTGACGCTTTCTGTTCCCCGTTGGGAGGCCACGGCGCTTGAGTCGTTTCTGGCTGAGCACGGGGGCTGGAAATCCTTTCTGTGGACGCCGCCTTATGAGTGGCGGCAGATAAAGGTGACCTGCGCAAAATGGTCGTCGCGGGTCAGTATGCTGCGTGTTGAGTTCAGCGCAGAGTTTGAACAGGTGGTGAACTGATGCAGGATATCCGGCAGGAAACACTGAATGAATGCACCCGTGCGGAGCAGTCGGCCAGCGTGGTGCTCTGGGAAATCGATCTGACAGAGGTCGGTGGAGAACGTTATTTTTTCTGTAATGAGCAGAACGAAAAAGGTGAGCCGGTCACCTGGCAGGGGCGACAGTATCAGCCGTATCCCATTCAGGGGAGTGGTTTTGAACTGAATGGCAAAGGCACCAGTACGCGCCCCACGCTGACGGTTTCTAACCTGTACGGTATGGTCACCGGTATGGTGGAAGATATGCAGAGTCTGGTCGGCGGAACGGTGGTCCGGCGTAAGGTTTACGCCCGTTTTCTGGATGCGGTGAACTTCGTCAACGGAAACAGTGACGCCGATCCGGAGCAGGAGGTGATCAGCCGCTGGCGCATCGAGCAGTGCAGCGAACTGAGCGCGGTGAGTGCCTCCTTTGTACTGTCCACGCCGACGGAAACGGATGGCGCTGTTTTTCCGGGACGTATCATGCTGGCCAACACCTGCACCTGGACCTATCGCGGTGATGAGTGCGGTTATCACGGTCCGGCAGTCGCGGATGAATATGACCAGCCGACGTCCGATATCACGAAGGATAAATGCAGCAAATGCCTGAGCGGCTGTAAGTTTCGCAATAACGTCGGCAACTTTGGCGGCTTCCTTTCCATTAACAAACTTTCGCAGTAATCCCATGACAGAGACAGAATCAGCGATTCTGGCGCACGCCCGGCGATGTGCGCCAGCGGAGTCGTGCGGCTTCGTGGTGAGAGCGCCGGAGGGGGAAAGATATTTTCCCTGCGTGAATATTTCCGGTGAGCCGGAGGATTATTTCCGGATGGCTCCGGAGGACTGGCTGCAGGCAGAGATGCAGGGTGAGATTGTGGCACTGGTCCACAGTCATCCCGGTGGTCTGCCCTGGCTGAGTGAGGCTGACCGGCGGCTGCAGGTGCAGAGTGATTTGCCGTGGTGGCTGGTCTGCCGGGGGGCGATTCACAAGTTCCGCTGTGTGCCGCATCTCACCGGGCGGCGCTTTGAGCACGGGGTGACGGACTGTTACACGCTGTTCCGGGATGCTTATCATCTGGCGGGGATTGAGATGCCGGATTTTCATCGCGGGGATGACTGGTGGCGTCACGGTCAGAATCTCTATCTGGATAATCTGGAGGCCACAGGGCTGTATCAGGTGCCGTTGTCAGCGGCGCAGCCGGGCGATGTGCTGCTGTGCTGTTTTGGTTCATCGGTGCCGAATCATGCCGCCATTTACTGTGGTGACGGCGAGCTGCTGCACCATATTCCTGAACAACTGAGCAAACGAGAGAGGTACACCGACAAATGGCAGCGACGCACACACTCCCTCTGGCGTCACCAGGCATGGCACGCATCTGCCTTTACGGGGATTTACAACGATTTGGTCGCCGCATCGACCTTCGTGTGAAAACGGGGGCCGAAGCCATCCGGGCGCTGGCCACACAGCTCCCGGCGTTTCGCCAGAAACTGAATGAGGGCTGGTATCAGGTGCGCATTGCCGGGCGTGATGCAGGCGAAAACGAATTATCTGCCCGTCTTAATGAGCCGCTGGCAAATGGTGCCGTGATCCACATCGTACCGCGTCTGGCGGGTGCCAAAAGTGGTGGTGTTTTTCAGGCAGTGCTGGGTGCGGCGCTGATTGCTACGGCAATCTGGATGCCAGGAATCAGTATCGCTTTCAGTAACATTCTCTTTTCTATGGGGGCAGCGATGACGCTTGGTGGTGTCGCACAGATGCTGGCCCCTAAACCCAAAACTCCACGTACACAGACAACGGATAACGGCAAACAGCAAACAGAACACCTATTTCTCCTCACTGGATAACATGGTTGCCCAGGGCAATGTCCTGCCTGTTCTGTACGGTGAAATGCGCGTGGGGTCACGTGTGGCATCTCAGGAGATCAGCACGGCAGATGAAGGGGATGGTGGTCAGGTTGTGGTAATTGGGCGGTAATATTATTTACTCATGTTCTAACTGATTTAATATTTATATCGAACACTGATAATTATTCTATTGGTTAGCTATATGAACAAAACGATTTTATTCTGCACGATTATTGCCTTAACAGGATGTAAATCTTTGGATTACGTAAAATCCGGAAAACCTGTAATGGAAGGTAATTCATTAAAAAATATTGATGAATTGTCAGGCTGCATATCCAGACAATGGGCTGGTAATGGAACACCTATAACATCCCTTCCTATTGAGAATGGGGTAAGCCTTTTAGTTCCACAGGCTATGGGGGGATATGATATTGTGCTTGATATCAAAAAAGCAGGAAATGGCAGTAGTTTTACTCTTTATGAACGTGTACCAGCATTAACGCCAAAAATTTTTGCTGATAGTGTTAATGCATGTAAATAATAGTTAATCCTGCCGTAACTCATGAGCCGCCTTTTGGGCGGCTTTGTTGTTTATGGAGTGTGAGGAATGGGTAAAGGAAGCAGTAAGGGGCATACCCCGCGCGAAGCGAAGGACAACCTGAAATCCACGCAATTACTGAGTGTGATCGATGCCATCAGCGAAGGGCCGATTGAAGGTCCGGTGGATGGATTAAAAAGCGTGCTGCTGAACAGTACACCGGTGCTGGACAGTGAGGGGAATACCAACATCTCCGGTGTTACGGTGGTGTTCCGGGCAGGTGAGCAGGAGCAGACACCGCCGGAGGGATTTGAATCCTCCGGTTCCGAGACGGTGCTGGGTACGGAAGTGAAATACGACACGCCGATCACCCGGACCATCACGTCTGCAAACATCGACCGTCTGCGCTTTACCTTCGGTGTGCAGGCACTGGTGGAAACCACCTCAAAGGGTGACAGGAATCCGTCGGAAGTCCGCCTGCTGGTTCAGATACAACGTAACGGTGGCTGGGTGACGGAAAAAGACATCACCATTAAGGGCAAAACCACCTCGCAGTATCTGGCCTCGGTGGTGGTGGGTAACCTGCCGCCGCGCCCGTTTAATATCCGGATGCGCAGGATGACGCCGGACAGCACCACAGACCAGCTGCAGAACAAAACGCTCTGGTCGTCATACACTGAAATCATCGATGTGAAACAGTGCTACCCGAACACGGCACTGGTCGGCGTGCAGGTGGACTCGGAACAGTTCGGCAGCCAGCAGGTGAGCCGTAATTATCATCTTCGCGGGCGCATTCTGCAGGTGCCATCGAACTATAACCCGCAGACGCGGCAATACAGCGGTATCTGGGACGGGACGTTTAAACCGGCATACAGCAACAACATGGCATGGTGTCTGTGGGATATGCTGACCCACCCGCGCTACGGCATGGGGAAACGTCTTGGTGCGGCGGATGTGGACAAATGGGCGCTGTATGTCATCGGCCAGTATTGCGATCAGTCAGTGCCGGATGGCTTTGGTGGCACGGAGCCGCGCATCACCTGTAACGCTTACCTGACCACACAGCGTAAGGCGTGGGATGTGCTCAGTGATTTCTGTTCGGCGATGCGCTGTATGCCGGTATGGAACGGGCAGACGCTGACGTTCGTGCAGGACCGACCGTCGGATAAGGTGTGGACCTATAACCGCAGTAATGTGGTGATGCCGGATGATGGCGCGCCGTTCCGCTACAGCTTCAGCGCCCTGAAGGACCGCCATAATGCCGTTGAGGTGAACTGGATTGACCCGGATAACGGCTGGGAGACGGCGACAGAGCTTGTTGAAGATACGCAGGCCATTGCCCGTTACGGTCGTAACGTCACGAAGATGGATGCCTTTGGCTGTACCAGCCGGGGGCAGGCACACCGCGCCGGGCTGTGGCTGATTAAAACGGAGCTGCTGGAAACGCAGACCGTGGACTTCAGCGTGGGTGCAGAAGGGCTTCGCCATGTACCGGGCGATGTCATTGAAATCTGTGATGATGACTATGCGGGTATCAGCATCGGCGGGCGCGTGCTGGCGGTGAACAGCCAGACGCGGACACTGACGCTCGACCGTGAAATCACGCTGCCATCCTCCGGCACCACGCTGATAAGCCTGGTTGACGGACAGGGGAATCCGGTCAGCGTGGAGGTCCAGTCCGTCACCGACGGCGTGAAGGTGAAAGTGAGCCGTGTTCCTGACGGCGTTGCCGAATACAGCGTGTGGGGGCTGAAGCTGCCGACGCTGCGCCAGCGCCTGTTCCGCTGCGTGAGTATCCGTGAGAACGATGACGGCACGTATGCCATCACCGCCGTGCAGCATGTACCGGAAAAAGAAGCCATCGTGGATAACGGGGCGCACTTTGACGGCGACCAGAGCGGCACGGTGAATGGTGTCACGCCGCCAGCGGTGCAGCACCTGACTGCCGAAGTCACCGCAGACAGCGGGGAGTATCAGGTACTGGCCCGCTGGGACACGCCGAAGGTGGTGAAGGGCGTGAGCTTCCTGCTTCGCCTGACCGTGACAGCGGACGATGGCAGTGAGCGGCTGGTCAGCACGGCCCGGACGACGGAAACCACATACCGCTTCAGGCAGCTGGCGCTGGGGCGTTACATGTTGACGGTCCGGGCGGTAAATGCGTGGGGACAGCAGGGCGATCCGGCGTCGGTATCGTTCCGGATTGCCGCACCGGCAGCGCCGTCGCGGATTGAGCTGACGTCGGGCTATTTTCAGATAACCGCCACGCCGCATCTTGCCGTTTATGACCCGACGGTACAGTTTGAGTTCTGGTTTTCGGAAAAGCGGATTACCGATATCAGGAAGGTTGAAACCACAGCGCGCTATCTTGGCACGGGGCTGTACTGGATAGCCGCCAGTATCAATATCAAACCGGGCCATGATTATTATTTTTACGTTCGCAGTGTGAACACCGTTGGCAAATCGGCATTCGTGGAGGCTGTTGGTCAGCCGAGTGATGATGCATCCGGTTATCTGGATTTTTTCAAAGGCGAGATAGGGAAAACCCATCTGGCTCAGGAGCTGTGGACGCAGATTGATAAAGGTCAGCTTGCGCCTGACCTGGCTGAAATCAGGACGTCCATTACGGATGTCAGCAATGAAATCACGCAGACTGTCAATAAGAAACTGAAAGACCAGAGTGCGGCAATCCAGCAGATACAGAAGGTTCAGGTTGATACAAATAATAATCTGAACAGCATGTGGGCTGTGAAGCTGCAACAGATGAAGGACGGACGCCTTTATATTGCGGGTATCGGTGCCGGTATTGAGAATACGCCAGCAGGAATGCAGAGTCAGGTGCTGCTGGCGGCAGACAGGATTGCGATGATTAATCCTGCGAATGGCAACACAAAGCCGATGTTTGTTGGTCAGGGCGATCAGATATTCATGAACGACGTGTTCCTGAAACGCCTGACGGCTCCCACCATTACCAGCGGCGGTAATCCTCCGGCATTTTCCCTGACACCGGACGGGCGGCTGACGGCGAAAAATGCCGATATTAGCGGTAACGTGAATGCGAACTCCGGGACGCTCAACAACGTCACGATTAACGAGAACTGTCGGGTTCTGGGAAAACTGTCCGCCAACCAGATTGAAGGCGATCTCGTTAAAACAGTGGGCAAAGCTTTCCCCCGGGACTCCCGTGCACCGGAGCGGTGGCCATCAGGGACCATTACCGTCAGGGTTTATGACGATCAGCCGTTTGACCGGCAAATTGTTATTCCGGCGGTGGCATTCAGTGGCGCTAAGCATGAGAGAGAGCATACTGATATTTACTCCTCATGCCGTCTGATAGTGCGGAAAAACGGTGCTGAAATTTATAACCGTACCGCGCTGGATAATACGCTGATTTACAGTGGCGTTATTGATATGCCTGCCGGTCACGGTCACATGACACTGGAGTTTTCGGTGTCAGCATGGCTGGTAAATAACTGGTATCCCACAGCAAGTATCAGCGATTTGCTGGTTGTGGTGATGAAGAAAGCCACTACAGGCATCACGATTAGCTGAATTTTATAACCCAGATACGGGCACCAGAAATGGTGCCTTTTTTATTGCAGAAAAGCGAGAGGTAATTATGCGTAAATTATGTGCTGTTATTCTGTCCGCAGTAGTCTGGCTGGTTGCCGCTGGTATGCCAGCGAGCGCAGCAGAGCATCAGTCCACACTAAGCGCCGGGTATCTTCAGACCCATACTGATATGCCAGGCAGCGATGATCTGAACGGGATTAACGTGAAATACCGTTATGAGTTTACGGACACGCTGGGGCTGGTGACGTCATTCAGTTATGCCAATGCCAAAGATGAGCAAAAAACGCATTACAGCGATACCCGCTGGCATGAAGATTCCGTGCGTAACCGCTGGTTCAGCGTGATGGCGGGGCCGTCTGTGCGCGTGAATGAATGGTTCAGCGCGTATGCGATGGCGGGTGTGACTTACAGTCGTGTGTCGACTTTTTCCGGGGATTATCTCCGTGTAACTGACAACAAGGGGAAAACGCACGATGTGCTGACCGGAAGTGATGACGGTCGCCACAGCAACACGTCTCTGGCGTGGGGGGCTGGCGTGCAGTTTAACCCGACCGAATCCGTGGCCATTGATATTGCTTATGAAGGCTCCGGCAGTGGTGACTGGCGTACCAACAGTTTCATCGTTGGTGTCGGCTATAAATTCTGATTAGCCAGGTAACACAGTGTTATGACAGCCCGCCGGTTCAGGCGGGCTTTTTTGTGGGGGGAATATGGCAGTACTGATTTCAGGTGTACTGAAAGATGGTGCAGGTAAGCCGATACAAAACTGCACCATTCAGCTAAAGGCCAGGCGCAACAGCACCACGGTGGTGGTGAACACAGTGGCCTCAGAAAATCCGGATGAAGCCGGGCGTTATACAATGGACGTCGAGTATGGTCAGTACAGCGTCAGTCTGTTGGTGGAGGGATTCCCGCCGTCACACGCCGGGATTATCACCGTATATGAGGACTCAAAGCCGGGCACACTGAATGATTTCCTCGGTGCAATGACGGAGGATGATGTCCGGCCAGAGGCACTGCGCCGTTTTGAACTGATGGTGGAAGAGGTGGCGCGTAACGCGTCCGCAGTGGCACAGAACACGGCAGCCGCGAAGAAGTCAGCCAGCGATGCCCGCACATCAGCCCGTGAGGCGGCAACCCATGCGACTGATGCTGCAGGCTCAGCACGCGCAGCCAGCACGTCAGCCGGACAGGCCGCGTCGTCGGCTCAGTCAGCGTCTTCCAGCGCAGGAGCGGCATCAACAAAGGCCAGTGAAGCATCGAAAAGTGCTGCTGCTGCAGAGTCCTCAAAAAGCGCGGCAGCTACCAGTGCCAGTGCCGCGAAAACGTCAGAAACGAATGCGGCAGCGTCACAACAATCAGCAGCCACTTCTGCATCCACCGCGACCACGAAAGCGTCAGAAGCAGCCACTTCAGCACGGGATGCGTCGGCTTCAAAAGAGGCGGCAAAATCATCAGAAACGAACGCAGCCTCGAGCGCCAGCAGCGCAGCTTCCTCGGCAACGGCGGCAGCAAATTCTGCGAAGGCGGCAAAAACGTCCGAGACGAACGCCAGGTCTTCTGAAACGGCAGCGGGACAGAGCGCCTCAGCTGCGGCAGACTCAAAAACAGCGGCTGCATTATCTGCCAGTGCCGCGTCAACAAGTGCCGGGCAGGCCTCAGCCAGTGCCACCGCCGCCGGAAAATCTGCAGAAAGTGCTGCATCGTCTGCTTCAACAGCCACAACGAAGGCTGGCGAAGCCGCTGTACTGGCCAGCGCAGCAGCGAGGTCTGCTTCCGCAGCGAAGACATCCGAGACGAACGCGAAAGCGTCGGAAACCAGCGCAGAATCCTCAAAAACGGCTGCCGCATCGTCCGCCAGTTCGGCGGCGTCATCGGCATCATCTGCGTCTGCTTCAAAAGATGAGGCGACCAGACAGGCGTCAGCAGCAAAGGGCAGCGCCACGACGGCATCCACGAAGGCGACAGAGGCAGCTGGCAGTGCGACGGCGGCAGCTCAGAGCAAAAGTACGGCGGAATCCGCGGCAACGCGCGCTGAGACAGCGGCAAAACGGGCAGAGGATATTGCATCCGCCGTGGCGCTTGAGGATGCGAGCACGACGAAAAAGGGGATAGTACAGCTCAGCAGTGCGACTAACAGCACTTCCGAGTCACTGGCGGCAACGCCAAAAGCCGTTAAGGCCGCGTATGAGCTGGCTAACGGGAAATACACCGCACAGGATGCAACGACAGCACAGAAAGGGATAGTTCAGCTTAGCAACGCGACCAACAGCACATCTGAAATGCTGGCGGCAACGCCAAAGTCGGTAAAGGCAGCCTATGACCTTGCTAACGGGAAATATACTGCTCAGGACGCTACGACAGCACAAAAAGGAATTGTCCAGCTCAGTAGTGCAACCAACAGCGCATCTGAAACGCTTGCCGCGACACCGAAAGCAGTGAAAGCAGCTAATGATAATGCGAATGGTCGGGTACCTTCTGCCCGTAAGGTGAATGGTAAGGCGCTTTCAGCGGATATAACACTGACGCCGAAAGATATTGGTACGCTTAACTCAACAACAATGTCATTCAGCGGTGGTGCTGGTTGGTTCAAATTAGCAACGGTAACCATGCCACAGGCGAGTTCTGTTGTTTCAATTACGTTGATTGGTGGTGCGGGATTTAACGTGGGGTCACCTCAACAGGCAGGTATATCTGAACTTGTTTTGCGTGCAGGTAATGGTAATCCGAAGGGGATTACTGGTGCTTTATGGCAGCGCACATCGACAGGGTTTACAAATTTTGCCTGGGTCAATACATCTGGTGATACTTACGATATTTACGTTGCAATCGGAAATTATGCGACTGGTGTAAATATTCAATGGGATTATACCAGTAATGCCAGCGTGACGATTCATACGTCACCAGCATATTCTGCTAATAAGCCGGAAGGGTTAACGGACGGTACAGTTTATGCACTCTATACGCCATCAGAGCAGTTTTATCCGCCTGGCGCACCAATCCCGTGGCCATCAGATACCGTTCCGTCTGGCTATGCCCTGATGCAGGGGCAGACTTTTGACAAATCTGCATACCCGAAACTTGCAGCCGCTTATCCGTCAGGCGTGATCCCTGATATGCGTGGCTGGACGATTAAGGGCAAACCCGCCAGTGGTCGTGCCGTATTGTCTCAGGAACAGGACGGCATTAAATCGCACACCCACAGCGCCAGCGCATCCAGTACGGATTTGGGGACGAAAAACACATCGTCGTTTGATTACGGAACCAAATCCACGAATAACACCGGGGCGCATACGCACAGTCTGAGTGGCTCTACGGGGTCTGCCGGTGATCATACTCATGGTAATGGTATTCGTTGGCCAGGAGGCGGCGGTTCTGCGTTAGCATTTTATGATGGCGGTGGGTTCACTTATGTCCAGGATTCACAGTATCAAGTAAGCCCGGGGACTTCTTCCCGTAGATCGTATTATCAACGTATTCAGACACAGTCAGCAGGTGCTCATACCCACTCGCTGTCTGGTACTGCAGCAAGTTCTGGCGCACATGCACATACTGTAGGTATTGGTGCGCATACGCACTCCGTTGCGATTGGTTCACATGGACACACCATCACCGTTAACGCTGCTGGTAACGCGGAAAACACCGTCAAAAACATCGCATTTAACTATATTGTGAGGCTTGCATAATGGCATTCAGAATGAGTGAACAAGCACGGACCATAAAAATTTATAATCTGCTGGCCGGAACTAATGAATTTATTGGTGAAGGTGACGCATATATTCCGCCTCATACAGGTCTGCCAGCAAACAGTACCGATATTGCACCACCAGATATTCCTGCTGGCTTTGTGGCTGTTTTCAACAGTGATGAGGCATCGTGGCATCTCGTTGAAGACCATCGGGGTAAAACGGTTTATGACGTAGCGTCAGGGGACGAGTTATTTATTTCTGAACTCGGTCCGTTACCGGAAAATGTTACCTGGTTATCGCCGGAAGGGGAGTTTCAGAAGTGGAACGGCACAGCCTGGGTGAAGGGTACGGAAGCAGAAAAAATGTTCCGGATCCGGGAGGCGGAAGAAACAAAAAACAACCTGATGCAGGTAGCCAGTGAGCATATTGCGCCGCTTCAGGATGCTGCAGATCTGGAAATTGCAACGGAGGAAGAAACCTCATTGCTGGAAGCCTGGAAAAAGTATCGGGTGTTGCTGAACCGTGTTGATACATCAACTGCACCTGATATTGAGTGGCCTACGAACCCTGTCAGGGAGTAATCATTGGGATTATGCCGCAGCACGTCTTAAGCAAGAACGTGCTGCGGTTGGATGCTATTTTTTCCCTGAAGCGGAAAACATTACTACAGTACCTTGAACCTTGGTTTTAACATTCTCGAAATGCTCTGAGAGTATATGTGTTAAGCCTTCTTCGGAATCTTTTGTGTTTGAAAAGATGCCTTTCTGATTGTAAATGCGCATCAGTTTTTGACCGAAGCTATTGTGCACAACTCCATCGCCAAGAATTGTGGCTCCGTATAGAGTTCCATCGTCAGTTAAGGCCTGCGCCGTATTGCGTATTATACAGCTTTTTGTAGATATATTTCCAGGCAGGCAGTGAAGAAGGTAAAACATGGAAATGGAATCAAATTGACCATGTAACGCCGCGGGATAAGGTTCAAAAACATCATGGCTAATTTTATGTTTAATTTTTGATTCCCCAGCCCTTGTAGATGCCGCGTTCAGGCTAGCTTCGTTCAAATCCATTAAAGATATCAGACTACTCTCAGGTACGTGAGTAAGGTAAAACCCAGTTCCAACACCAATATCCAGATGGTTGTTACCTACATGTTCCAGAAAGTGTGGAAGAAGGTGTTCCTTTGTAGGACATCCCCATGCAAGCCGATTTGATACTCCCAAAACCCACCAGTCATAAAGCTTTAGGGTAAGTGGTGTGTAAATTTTAGCCCCATCATCTGTGTTTTTTTTCATTGATTTCACCATGTTATAGTTTTATTTGTGAATTAAATCAATTATGGCGATGAATTACAAGGGGTTAAATGCTGCCGCAGCATAGCGATATTGAAATAGCCTGGTATGCTTCGATACAGCAGGAGCCGAATGGCTGGAAGACCGCCACCACACAGTTCTACATCCAGGAATTCAGTGAGTATATTGCGCCACTGCAGGATGCTGTAGATCTGGAAATCGCAACGGAGGAAGAAAGATCGTTGCTGGAGGCATGGAATAAATATCGGGTATTGTTGAATCGTGTTGATACATCAACTGCACCGATATTGAGTGGCCTGCAAATCCTGTCAGGGAGTAATCATTGGGATTATGCCGCAGACACGTCGTATGCAGGAACGTGCTGCGGTTAGTTTGTGAGCTTTCGATAGTGGTTGTTATTTTTGCCCTTATTTGTTCCGGAGGCCATGGTTCAATGGTCCGTCTGCCCCCTGTGGTGATGTCAGCAAAATCAGCCACTGCGCGAACCACAATAGCCCGGGAAGATGCTGAAGATCACCAGGTAAAGCTGTCAGCGCAGAAACTGGAAGAACTGCTCGCATCAATGGTTAAGGATGAGGTTGATCGCAATGATGGGATTTATTGA